CACTTCAATCATTGAAGTATGTTGCACTATGGAACAACCAATTTGAGCGCGAAGATGTGAACGTAGCATTTAACTATCCTTGTTGTTTTATTGAGTTCCCATCTGCCGACTACATTGAAAACTTACAAGGGCAACAACAAGGCACAATGTCAATAGCTTTGCATTTAGGTTTTGAAAGTTATAAAACAGAAGACACCGATGTATTGCAACTAAAACAAGACTTAAACCAACTGATTCATGGTTGGTCAACACCTTATAACAGTAGATTCCTGCGCAGAAGTGAAATTCAATCGGCAGACCATACGAATATACAGGAGTTTATCATTACCTACACTATGCAAGGCTTCGACTATTCTGCAATGGATGGCCCAACAACAGAGGTGTTAGTTACAACATTGATTACCAACAACAGCCCACAAATGGAAGACGATGTTATTCGCAGCGGTGACATACCTGAAGCCGTAGCGTTGGCAAGTGAATTAGGTTACGAATTATTAACAGAAAGCGGTTATAAACTTATAATACAACAATAAAATGGCAGAGCAAAAAATTTCCGAGTTACCAGCAGCAGGCGCAATTACAGGAACTGAAAAAGTAATAGTAAATCAAAATGCAGTTACATCAATAACAACTGTTAATGCCATCGTTGGTTATACAACTGCAACAGGTGCAACAGGATCGTTTACTACCGCTAATGGCAAAACAGTTACCGTAGTTAAAGGACTTATAACATCAATTGTATAATGGCCCGCACAGTAGCACAAATTAAACAATCAATGTTGGATGCAAAGAATGCAGACCCAACATTGTCGGCATTGACCTCAACAAGTCAAACTGCCAAATGGAATCTATATTATTTTATCGTAGCAAGTTGCATAGCTATATTTGAGCAATTGCAAGACCTATTTAAAGCAGATTTAGAAGCCATTGCAAGCACAGCAGCACCAAGCACACCGCAATGGACACGCAATAAGGTTTTAAAGTATCAAAAAGGCGATGTTGCTCAATTGAACACAACAACATTTACTGTTGAATACCCAACCATTAACACTGCTAATCAAATATTGACAAGGTGTGCAGTAATAACCGCGCCAAACAGAACGGTGTTAATTAAGGTTGCTAAATCAGACCCACCTGTGCCAGTTTCAGTTGGTGAATTAGCCGAGCTTCAAAGTTATATTGAAACATTTAATCCTGCGGGCATTGCATTTACTTTAATCAATGAGAATAGCGATAAGATGGAAGTGGCAGCAACTATCTACTACAACGGTCAATATTCAGCAGTAATAAGCACAAACGTAGTAGCAGCATTAAACAATTATATGGCTACCTTACCATTTAACGGTGTTATAAGCACACAAGCAGTTGTTGATGCAATACAAGCTGTTGAGGGTGTTAATTCGGTATCGTTGACACGTATATTAGTAAGAAAACATACGGTTGGCTATGGGTTAGGTGTAACATTGTATAATCTTTTATTGGGTGTTGATAGTGTGCAATATCAAACTATTGCGGGCTATGTAGCACAAGAAACAACTGCAACACATACATTTGCAGACACATTATCTTATATTGTACAATAATGAGTAGCATCATAAACACAGATACATTCGCAGTCAACTTCTTACCACCAAAGAAGCGGCTGCCGATTTATAAGGCTTGGACTAAAACACTTGTAAAACCATTGCAAGTGCTATACAACACAATGTTTGGCACGTTTAAAGATGGGAATGCAGCGGCAATTTATAGCGGTGCAACTGCTTACGCGGTAGGTAACCAAGTGAAATACACAGACAAAGCAGTGTATCAATGTTGGGTAGCAAGCACTGGTAATTTGCCAACAAATACAAACTATTGGTTTAAGATTCAAGACAACTTTGTGGGCATCGAACCGCGTTGTAAATACAATGCACAACACATCTTATTTGAATGGGCATTAAATGAGTGGTTTGGAACTACGTTTGTAAATGTGCCGGGTAGTAGCGATATATGGATAGGCCCGGGCAGTCCAAGTGATGTTGTTCTTTACGTTGGATTTACAGAGGTGAATAGTTCGTTAATAGTTTATGGCAATGGTGAAGCGCAAACATTTATACAAGCTATAAACATTGCAAACACAGGTGATGAATTTACTATTAATGTGCCTATTGGTGTGGCAAACGCTTTAACAATACCACCTGCAACAGATATTGCACCGAATATTAGCGCAAACAATGAAAATATTATTAGGCAAATAGCCGACCTGTATAACTATGCAGGCATAACTTACAATGTAATTACATATTAAAATGAAAAAAGTAAAATTCACAGACATTTCAAGTACAAGTGCAATGCCATTCAAAAGTGGCACATTAGCACATTTACAAGCGGCACATCAAGAAACAACTTCACTGTCATTAATAGGAATGCAAGCGGCAAGCCCCGTTATAGCATTTGGTACTATTTTATATGGAGCAAATGTTACATACAGTGGTTCAAATTGGTCAGTTACTGCTGGAGCAATTTATATTAATTCAGAAATATTTGTTACTGATGCTGCAAGTGGAATATTAACAGGGACAGATGTTATTGTAGGCACAATTACAACTACATTTGTAACCGCTGCTAATTATGACCCTGCATTATTTTCAGATGGCACATCAAACAATGTTCACGAAGTTAGAAAAGTAGTTTGGTCAAGTGGTCCAAGTGGAAGCGGTTCTGTTACTTATAGTTTTATTGAAAATTTAAGACTTGGAAGAAAACAAGATTTTGCTTATTTAAGTAGTTATTTAACTGCTGCTGCTGGAACATTTACAATAGCAAGTAGTGCTGATTGGAATGTAAAATATACGGTGTTAATGGGGGCAATGATTATGATTAATTTTAATATTAAAAATGCTTCCAATTCAGCATCAACATCATATTTAGCAATACAAATGCCATTTAAATCTTATGAAGATTATGATGGAGTTGGAACTTATACAACAACAGGTAGCACTGGAGCAATGCGCATTCTTATACAAGCAAATGATAACGTAATGTATTTATACCCACAACCATTAATTAATTGGCCTATAAATACAGGTGGAACATTAGTAGTAAGAGGTCAAGTAATGTTATCTGTTATAGCCACATATTAAAACCTATTCTTTCCATAATGCTCCGATAATATTTCTTTGAGCAAATAAGATTCTTTGGTGCCAGTGCGTTCCACTTCATCAAAGAATTTCTTTTTTAATTCACCTGTTAAGTGAGCAGTTACGCGAGCTTTTGCGGCTTGTTTCTTTTCTGCTATATCGTTTTTAGGATTCGCCATTTGTAAATATTAGTTACTAAACATCACAAAATTAGTAACTTATTTCAATTCAAGTGCAAATATGTAACCATTTTTGTACAATGAAAATCACGAACATATCCAACGACACAGCCACAATGCTTATCTATAAGCATATTGGCAATATTGATGGTATGGATAATGGCATTAACGGGGCTTTTATCGCAGAGGATATTCAATACATTAACGATAATTATTCAGACCAAGTTAAGTGCATTAACATTCGTATCAATTCAATTGGTGGAAGTGTTGCTGATGGGCTTTCAATTGTTAGTGCAATACTTAACAGTGCTATACCTGTAAACACTTATATTGATGGCATGGCTTATTCAATGGCTGGTGTAATTGCTATTTGTGGCCAAAAGAAATACATGGCCGATTATGGCACATTTATGATGCACAACGCAAACGGTGGTAGTGATGAAGAAGTATTAAATTTAATCACAAATAGTTTAGCAAAGATATTTGAACGCAATACAAATCTAACATTAGACAAGTGCAAAGATTTGATGGCAAAAGAAACGTGGATGACTGCCGATGAATGCATGAGTTTAGGCATAGTTGATGAAATCATAGAAACAAAGAAAATGAAGCCTGCAATGAACGCAACTGTGCGCGAGTTACACGCTATCTACAATAAAGTAATAATTAAAACAGAAACCAAAATGAATAAATTAACTGATTTATTAAAGCTATCTAACGAGGCAAGTGAAGAAGCCATTGTTGAAGCGGTTAACGCTAAAGATGCAAAGATTGCTGAATTAGAAGCAAGCATCGAAGCACAGAGCAACGAATTGAAAGCGTTGAAAGATGCTAACGATGAAGCCGTACAAGCAGCGAAAGTTGAACTTATTGAGAACGCAATAAAAGAGGGTAAAATTGCCGAT